TTCAAGGTCGCTTTTGCCAGTCAGTAGGTTTGTTTTAATACTGTTTATTTTATACTCAATATTATTAATCACAAACGTATCGTTTAACTGAAAATTAATCAATATGCTTTGTGGTAGATATGCTGTTACCGTTGTCATTCTATTGCTTTGGTTAAATATAGAAGCGATGTAATTACGATGATAGTTTTGAAATAGACTTTCGTTATTTACCGCTAACGCCCACTCGTCTTGTTCAGCAAAGAAATTAATAGTTTGCGAAGTCGTATCTCCTAGCCTACTATTAAGCGGTAAGAAATAATCGTTTATCGAAGTGACTGCTGATGGAACTCCATTGCCATCTACTGTATTTACATAGTTTATGTCCGTTCCGTTTTCATAGTGCTTTAAATAGAAAATAAAAGGCGCACCGATATATGGCTGTTGGTTGTCATCTACCGAGTAACCCCATTGAACAGTAATTGGGGCTGGTGTTGCTAATCCAATATCAAAAAGTCTTTCAAACTTAAAATGCTCGAAAGGCACTTCGTAATTAAAAATCTCCCCCGAAAATCTTGTATTGGAATCGCCTCTGTATTCAATCGTTCCCCATTCCTTACCAATCAATTGGGTGTGGACATTTGACAAATAAGACTTTGTTCCTGTGTACCTGTATTTAACTTCTCTGTAAGGTAACGCGACATTGACCTCGCTAGAATCTACCTCAACATATTTTGATATGTCGTAAGTGTTTCCAGCAGCGTAATAACTGTCTAAGGTCTTGCAAACGATTAAACCGTTTTCAATATAAGCAACTAAGTTAAACATCTTAAATAACCCTGAAACAAAGTCAATCACTTTCATTTCGGGTATTTGCTGCCTAATTAAAAACTGAACCGCACCAGTACTTGACAAAACTCCCGAACTTATTGTTTTAATATATGGCGAACCATTTAAAGAACCCTCTGCATAAAACGTTACATTCGTGAAAGTAATCGGCTGTGAAATATGCAAAACAATTGAATAAATGTCTCCATTGTCAAAAATCCAATAAGGTTGTTGAGTGCCAGTAACATTAGAAGCACTTATAAACTCAATACCATTTTTGAAAATAGTATATCCGTAAGGTATGGTTGAACTTCCAGCATCGGGTGCGAATGTTACTCTTGTAGCGTTAAATGTTTGCGCTTGTAGATTTTGACCTATTGTGATATTTGTTCCATCGCAAGAAACTTCACCAGTACTAGCTGGGAATGTAACTTGTAAATCTTGTGCTTCAATTTGTGCTGGTGCTTCTATGCTTCCTTTTTTTCTATGCAGCCACATATACAAATCGTAAAATTCGGGCATAGAACCGCTAAAAAAATCTAAACTAAAATTAACACCATACTGCTCTTCAATTGCTCTAAGAATAATCGGTAAACGAATAGCGTATTTTAACTCGTTGTATTTTACCCCTTGCAATCCCGAAGCATATAAATTTCCGTCAAGCTGACCAGCTAAACTGCTGTTGTAATAAAGCCTTTGACTGTGAGTAATCAATGGCACTTGTATTGGATTGTCATAAACAACCGAATTAACAGTTCTGTCTGTCGGTGTAGTTAGGAATGTTTTTAAATCCACATCGTTGTAAGTCAAGAAACCCCCTGCATCCTTTTCGTTAAAATTATCTAGCCAAGTCAACGCACTTAGCTTGTCCTCACCGAATAAGTTTTTAAGGCTTAGAGTGTTCCCAAAAAAAGTAATCTTATAGGTATGCGCTTTATTGTCTTTTAAATTTACGCCCTCTAATTTGATATATCCTTTTTGAAACGGTATGTAGTTCAGTTCAATTTCAGCTTCTACTCTTGCTCTTGCGTCAAACCCCCCAACAATATCGAAATTGTAATAGTGTTTAAATAGTTTGTTATTTGTCGGACTTGCTGGTAGGTTAAAAGTTTGAGTAAACTCCGTAAAGACTTGGCTGATGTCTTTCGTGTTCTTAATGGTTTGCGTAATTGAAACGCTTTCATCATTGAACATATCAACCTTAGTACCTTGTATGTATAACTGAATAATTTGCATTATCTAATATCATTTATCGCATTGTAAGCGTATGAAAGGTCAATGGTGTAATCTACTAGCTTGTCATTTACGCTTGTCTTGAATGTAAGGCTATTGGCATCAACTGTCATTGGTGTAACAACGCTATCAATCTCCATCCACACTTGCTCCGATTGTATAAGTTCCTGCATTGGCTCGTTATACTGTTCGCTTACATATCCAGTATTAATGGTTATCTTTTTAGACGATTTAACATTATATGTTTTCTTCGGATGCACCAAGGTATTATATTCTCCTTTTCCATCAATTACAGCTCGTTTATATTGTTCCTTTGAAGCGTTTAAAGTTTCAATTGACTTCTTGAAGAACCAAAGGTCTTGCAGCGCACCCCATCTATTTATGAAGCTAAGTTTGACTGGCGTGAATTTGCATTCGTCTATTGTTATAACTTTGACAATTCTTAAACCGTCAGTAGTCGCAATATGTATTTCATCAACTGGGAATGTTTCGTTTTCATCTAAAAATTCAGATATACAAACATTGTCCTCGTAGCTTCCACCAGCTGTAATAACCCTATCTTTAAAGCTGTCGTAAGGTTCTCCCGAATCAGATATTACTGTAAAAACACGAGTGGCGCTGGATGTTACTGTAAAAGATTTAGTTATTTGACCTTCGTACAAATAGGCAACACTAGTGGTATTGTTTCTATCTACTTGAATGCGAATGTCTGAATCAGCTAAACGGTATATGACATCGTTGCTTTGCATATATCCTCTTGTTGTTGTTGGATTGCTTCCATCCTCAAAATAGCCATAGGCATCAATTCCGAAATGAGTGACAGTACCGTTTGACAACGAAGTTCCAGTTGCATTCAAACCATCATACCAATTCCAAATCAAACGAACATTAACGTTTTGACTTTTTTCATCATTGTAATAAATGTCTAGGTAATCTCTTATAAGTTCTGAAACCTCAAACAAAGCATCTGCGCTTGTGTTTTTTATAAGTGTGTATCTTAATACCGTATCAATTTCAATTTCTAATTTTATAGATAATGCACCTACTGGATTAGTATTTTGATAAAAATAAAATGGACTTCTTAGAAATATGTTAGCCATTATCTTGTTGCTTTATTGTTAATCGTTGTCTTTAAAAAATTTTCTACATCTAGTCCGTATGCTTCTACAATATCGTTTGGCAAATTCTTAAACGCTGCCTCAAATGGTTTGGTAAAAAACAAACTCGGTCTAATTCCTTGTCTATATACTGATTCCCTTACAGCAAATGCGCTTAAACCTTTACTGCGACTCCAAGCCTCAAAGTGCTTGACAGATGGCTTTCTGCCTTCTTTAAAACTGAATGGGCTGTTACCGCCTTTTTGTTTCCAAATTTTACCTCTGTTATTCTTTTTGTTAAATCGACTTGTTGTTTTTCGTGTACCACCTACACCACGCACCCCTTTGTCCTGATACTCGCCATATTCCTCCATTAGGAACGCCATACTGAACGAATTGGGCATAACCTTTAAGTCATACCCTAAACTATCATAAAGTGCGTTAGATGCGTTCTTACGACCCTTAGTTAGTTTGCTTCGTGATTGCTGAACAACGTATTTCCCAAAAGCATTTAAAGCGTCTTGCGTGTCTTTTAGTTGCATATATCAATATCGTTTTTAACTGCCACGTCAAAAGTACAAGCCCACCCAGCTAAAACATTTTCAAACCTTTCGTAAAACGGTTCGCAATTACCATCGCCCTCTAATTGATAAAGGTTAGTATATAAGTCTCCTTTTCTTAAAACCATTACCAAGCGATTAAGCACAGCCAATTGAGTATTCAAAACATCTTGCTCGTTGTTGTTGCCTCTGAATAAGTCGGTAGTTTCTTCCTTGCTTTGGTTTACTATATCCATAGCCATTACCGTAATGTTAAACAACAAGACTTGTTCTTGTGTCGTTACATTATTCACAATGATATGAGCCAAAGGGAATATGGTTTGCTTTGACAAATCTATTTCTGTAATGTCGCCAGTCGTTACTGTGTTCGTGTTTACGTCATTCAATAACTGGTCTTTGATAGTTTCAGTCAATTGGTAAAATCCTCTAATCCCTTGCATTAAAATTTCTTTTTAATTTGTTTTGCTTCTAGTTCGTTTTTCTCTTTTTCAAATGTCAAGAACAACAGACATTCGTGCATTTTTAATTTAGTGATATGTTCAAATCGCCTAACATCCGATTGAGAGAGTGCATAGACGCTACTGTACCAACCCCATTTTCTTCCGAATTGAGATATCGCTGTAAGTTCGCCTCTTTCTTGTTCTGTGAATAAGTCAGAATAATTCTCGACAAGTCTTTCCCTAAACGATAAAAAAAAAGGATAGAACCTAGCACCGCATCCATTGGCATATCTTTCATAGGTGCAGCATCTTTAGCCTCGTAATCCTCAATGACATATTTCTCTCCGTACTTGCTTGTAACTGGTCTATAAAGAACGCCCATAGCTTTCTCCATATTATCCCAATCGCCTATATAAGTGTCAAGGTCTATGTATTCTCCAAAAGACATTTCATCCAAGCTAGGAATAAAACCATACTCAACACCTTTCATTTTAAACCTATGAATCAGCGATGGTGTATTTTCAAACATCGTGGCTATGACGTTTGCAATATCAGATATATCGGTGGCCTTTAAAGACCTTGCTTGCTCCCTGTTTAATCCGCAGAATATCTCAACCATTCTAATTGCCATTTCCATTTCAGGCAAATCAGCAACTTTCATATACTCTTGGTATTGACCAAGCGTGACCTCGTTCAAGTTATTCGGTACTATCAATTCAACTTTCATACTTATATATAGCTAAAATGAAAAAATTTTTTTAATCTTTTTTTGCACTCTCATATGTGGTGTACTTTGATTATTGGATTGCGTATCTGCCAAAGTTTGGTTTACTCAATACGGAATAAGTAGCGTATCGTGTGGCATCTATAAGGTGGTTGTTTTTATCTACTGGCTTATTCATTAGTTTACCGCTTTTATCTTCTTGCCATTTGTAGTTCCTAAATTCTTGGATTGCGTTATGGCTGTCTTTGT